GTGGTCGGCGTCAATGCCGGTGCGCTCGTTCCGGCTGTTCTCGGTGGGGCTACTCCGATTGCCCCGATCGGCATTTTGCCCGCCCCGATTCTCGCGAGCGGAAACGTGCAGAAAGTCGGCCTGATCCGCGGCGGGAACTTCAACGTCGATGCTCTGGTTTTCGATGCTTCTTTCGCAACGGAAGCGGACAAGCTGGCTGCGTTTGAAGGCGCACCGACCCCCACCAACATCGTCTTGCAGAAGGTCGGCTAATCGCCGCCCGTTAAGCACGACCTTTCTCAAGAAGAGGAAAGCAAGAAATGACTATCACCCCTCAGTTCTACGATACTGAATCCCTCCTCGGAGTGATGCAGGAAGAAGACCCTGTAAACTTCTATTGGGCGGCGATGTTCTCGAACCAGATCAACTCGGACGACGAGTATATCGACTTCGAGAAGATTCCGCATCAGGGCCGGAAGTTGGCGCCGTTCGTTACCCCTCTTGCGCAGGGTAAGCCGATCTATAGCCGTCGGGCCATCCTGAATCGCGTCAAGCCCGCCTACATCAAGCCGAAGGATGCTGTGTCGCCGGATCGCGTGATGAAGCGCAAGCCTGGGGAACTGCTCGCCCCGACGCCGATGTCGCCGGAACAGCGCCGTCAAGCTGTGATTGCTGACATCATCGTGCAGCACAACGAAGCGATCGATCGTTCTCTCGAATGGCTGGCTGCGCGTGCTGTGATCGACGGCAAGGTTGTGATCGGCGACGATCTGATGCCCGAGCGCGAAGTCGATTTCCAACGTGACGCTGCCCACACCGTCGCCCTCGGCGCTGGTGCCCGGTGGAACGAAGGGACCGCCACCATCGTCGAGAACATCGAATCGTGGCGCACGCTGGCGCGTCGGGCTTCGTTCGGTGGCCGGATGAACCGCATCACCATCGGTGCCGACGCTTGGGATGTCATGCGGAAGAGCGACGAGATCAAGGCGTTGCTCGACCTCTACACCCGTGGCACTGACGGCAACGTCCGAACCGGGATTTCGGCTGACGCCGAAATCGAATTTGTCGGTCAGCTTGCACCCGATCTGCAAGCCTACGTCTATTCGGATTATTACGAGACGAACGCTGGCGACATTGTGCCGTTCCTCGATCCGAAGGCCGTGGTTCTGACCGGCCCGAGCATGATGGGTTATCGTTGCTTCGGTGCGATTCAGGACCCGTATGCGCAGTATCGCCCCTTCGAGAAGTTCCCCCGGAACTTCCGTCAGGACGATCCGGCTGGCGAGTTCGTGATGACTCAGTCCGCCCCGCTGATGGTTCCGGTCAATCCGAACGTCACCTTCAAGGCGACGGTTCTGGCTTAATCGCCCGGAACTTCCTGCAAACAAGGCTCCCGAGGGCTTCGGCCCTCGGGATTTCCCCAAACCGAAAGGGACAAATATCATGCCAACTTTCACAGCAATCAATCGCATCGAACGCCGCGTCAAAGGTCAAACTGTCATTACCAATCCGGGCGATACCATCGTTCTCTCTGGTGAAGAAGCCGACGAAATGGTCGCGCTCGGTGCAGTTCGGGAAGGCTCGGACGATCTGAGCGACGAAACCGCTGACGACCAGGTTCCGGCCAAGACCGCCAAGCAGAAGAAGGCCAAGACCGCCAAGCAGAAGAAGGCCGAAGCCGCCGCTGCCGAGAAGTCTGCCGCTGACGAAGCCGCCGCTGCCGAGAAGGCTGCCGCTGACGAAGCCGCCGCTGGCACCGACAGCGGGGACTTGCTCTAAGATGCCTCGCCGCAGCTTCCGTGAGGTGCTGCGCAAGGGACGCCGGGACATCCACGAACAGTTGGAAGTCCCGGCGCTCTATATTGCCTTCGACGGGGCCGATCCGGTTCCCGTCGATATCCGCGTGCATCGCCAGTTTGCCCAAACCGGCGACATGGGATCAAAGGTCAAGGGTTACGCGCAGATGGTCGAAGTTTCGCCCCGCGTGATCTTCCTCGTCGAACAACTGGCTGACGCGCGCAACGGGGGAATCTTCTCCGTCGTCGCAGGTGAAGCATACCGCGTTGAACGCACCGATCCCACCAACGACATCACCCGCACAGCCGATGTCTCTATCATGCCCCTGGCCGAAACGATCGGCCTTCCTATTCCGGTGGTCGAATTGCCATGAGCAGTCCTTACGTCGTCGCTGTGGAAGGCTTGAACGAAACGATCGCCTCGATCGACGAAATGCCCGCGAGCGTGCTCCGTTTTGCCCGGATGGCTATCAACACCACAACGAAGAAGGCCCGCACTCTAGCTTCTCGGCGGATCAGGGACCAGGTCAGCTTCTCGGCAACCTACCTGTCCGATGGCAATGGCCGCCTGTCGATCACGAAGAGCGCAACCGAAAACGATCTTGAGGCGCGGATTCGCGGTCGCTTCCGACCCACTTCGCTCGCCCGTTTCGCTACGTCATCGAGCAGCCGGGGCGTTCGTGTTCGCGTCAAACCCGGCTCAGGCCAGTTGATGCGGCGGGCCTTTCTGATGAAACTGCGCGCGGGCAGTGCGCCGATCGATACCAAGTCAAATCAGGGACTCGCTATTCGCCTGAAACCCGGTGAGCGGGTGGAGAACAAGCGCCGGATGCTTCAAGTCGCCGGTAATCTCTACCTCCTCTTTGGCCCAAGTGTCGATCAGGTCTTCGCTTCGACCGCAGAAGAGATCGCACCCGAAACTTCCGATATTCTCGAAGCCGAGTTTCTCCGCTTGCTGGATAGGTTCAACTGATGCCTGAAAACGTCCCCTTCAAGAGCCGCGTGCTCGACGCACTGACCGAAGTGGTCGCCTCGATCACCCCGGCGAACGGATATACCAGCGACCTCGGCACGTTCATTCATACAGACGGCGCTGAGATGCGGCGCGTCTATCGGGGTCGGGCGTTCTTCGGTGACAACGATCCCCTACCGATGGTCGCAATCCTTGAACGGCCCGACCCTGCCGACGAACTGGCTGAGCCGCCTCGCGATTCCACCACCGGAACCTACGACTGGAACCTTATCGTTCAAGGCTTCGTGCAGGACGATAAGGACGATCCGACCGATCCGGCCTACATCATCCTTGCCGACATCAGGCACCGACTGGCTGTTGAGCGTAATCGACGCGATGATTCCGGGCGCATTCCCAACCCGCTCGGCTTCGGCGGGCGTCGTAAACACAACCGGATTGAAGAACTCAGTTTCGGGCCAGGGGTCGTTCGCCCCGCCGATGAAGTCTCAGCCAAGGCTTATTTTTGGCTCGGGGTGACGCTCAAGACGTTTGAGGACCCACTTTTCCCTTTCCTCTAGCGTTATTTCAACTTAATGGTGAATCGTCTTTCAAAGGAGCAAGCCAATGGCGAAACAAAATCAGACTCTCGGACGGGGTGAAATCCACTTCGCTTCGTTCAAGCCGGGGACTCTGATCCCCGATGGCTTCCGCTACCTCGGCAATACGCCGGAGTTTAACCTCAACGTGAGCAGCGAAACGCTGGCTCACTACTCGATGGACCGCGGCACGAAGATCAAGGACAAGTCGGTCAATTTGCAAACCGACTTCGCCGGGACGTTCACCTGCGATGACATCAGCCTCGAAAACCTCGCGCTGTTCTTCCTCGGCTCCGCTGGCACTGTTACCCAGGCTTCGGCAGTCGGCGAGAGCGAAACGATCGTGGGTATCAAGAGCGGTCGCGCTTATCAGATTGGCGAAAGCGACGCCCTGCCGATGGGCGTCCACCAGGTCTCCATTACGGGAGCGGTCGTCGGCGCGACCCCGCTGGTTGCTGATGTCGATTACACGCTCGACGCGCCGCGCGGTATCATCACCTTCCTCGAAAATTCGCTCGTGGCGGTCGATGGTGCCGATGTCGAACTGACCTACGACCTGGCCGCCATCAGCTACGACCGCACGATCTCGGGCAATGCTCAGATCGAAGGTGCGTTGATGTTCATCGCCTTCAACGCCGAAGGCGATGATATCGATTACCGGATGGCGCACGTTCGTATTTCTCCGAATGGCGATCTCCCGCTCAAGGGTGACGACTGGATGACGACCCCGTTCTCGGTGGAAGTCATCAAGCCCGCCAATCGGGAAGCCATCTACTCGAACGGTCAACCTTACACGGTCTGACAGGAAGGCTAGGGACACATGGGTAGCCTCAAGAGCATTGTGCTTCACAGAGAGACGATCAAGGTGGTCGGCGGTGAGTTCACCGTCGGCCCCCTCAACGTCGGAGATATTATGGCGCTCTTCATTGGGCACCGATCTCATGTCGAGCACATCTTCGATTCCTACCGCAAGGGGGAGCAGGAGACCGACCTTCTCATCAACCTGGCCGTCACGGTTCCCGAACTGGTGGCTGAGATCATTGCCCGCGGTGCGGGTGAGCCTGATGACGAGGCGATTTCCAAGGCACGCCAGCTTGACTTTGGTGCGCAACTGATCGCGCTCGAAAAGATCGCCCTTCTGACCGTCGAAACGGTTGGTGGCTTGGGAAACCTAGCAATGCTGATCGAGCGCCTGTCAGCAAACGTGAAAAGCACATTGGCGCAGCCCGGATCACCGCAGCAGAGTTCGTCCACGGACTCCGCGAAAAGTGCTCAGCCCTCCTCGCCGCAGGACACGCCGATGCCTACGAATATCCCCTCTGGCTAGTGTGGCAGGAAGCCGAACTGGTCTCTGAGCGGGAGAACCAACGCCTCTCTACCGAGGCAACACTGATCCAAGCCGCAGCGGCTTCCATCATGTCCAAAGAGGGCGGTGGATATTTTCGCGGACTGATTGACCTTTTGAGGAAGTGAGGAGTCGATGGCGAAGCGCGATGTTCAGCTTGTCATCCGGGCACGCAATGAAGCCGCTCGTGCCATCGACTCCATTTCAGCCGCACTTCGCGCACTCACAAGCGCGCAGGATGACGTTGCAAGTTCGAGTGAGCGCACTGGCGGCTCTTTGCAAAATCTCGCAGGGGCATTCTCAGCGATCGATGGCGCGATGGCTAAGATCGAGCAATCGGTCTCAGCGTCGCAGCGTTCTCTTGCTTCACAGGAAACCTCCCTCGCCGAGAATCAGGCGCGCTACACCTCTCTGACGGCGCAGATCGAAGCCGCCCGGAACGCAATTGCCAATGCCGCAATCGCCTTCAAGAACGACGGCAGCGCCGAAATGGGCGCACGCCTGGCCGGTGCCCAGGCGGCTTACCGCGAACTTGTCGCCGAAGCCGGTCGTCTTGAAACGAAACTAACTGCTCAGCGGGCCGACGTTATTGCGGCTGGCGACGCATTTCAGGGCTTGCAGAATGCAGCCACCGCCGCGCAGATCGCGATCGGCGAAATGGGCGACGCGGGCGAGCGAGAGGGTCTGCGAACCGCAGCCGCCGCTCGTGAGGCCGAGCGTGCCCTGATCGCGCAGAAGGAAGCGGCACAGGCAGCAAATCTCGCGGCAGCAGCGGCTGCCCGCGAGGAGGTTGCACAGCGGCGCGCGCAGGCTGCCTTCAATCAACAACTCGGGGTCCCCTCAGCGGACGCTCCTGATAATACAGCTTCTCGTCGGGCAGGTATCATTGCGGCCTTCGAAGAGGAAGCTGAGGCCAAACGTAAATCGGCCCAAGCGTCAAAAGAAGCCGCAGCGGCGAACGACCAACTTGACGCCGCTGCGGCGCGCTTGCTCGCCCGCGCTCGCCCTTTGGCCGTCGCGCAGGATCGCATCAACGCCGAGATGAAGGAAGCCCGCGACCTCTACAACGCTGGCAAGATCAACATCCGCACGCTCGCGGCGGAACTTGAGCGCCTCGAAGGCAAGTTGAAGCGGGTCGATGCGGCTCAGCAATCGGTCAATCGTAACGGCTCGGCAGAGATCAAAGGCATTCTTGGTCTGCGGCCCTTCGAGATGCAAAACCTCTCGTTCCAAATCAACGACGTGGTTTCGGGTCTAGCCAGCGGGCAACCGCCGATGCAGGTGTTTGCTCAGCAGGCAGGTCAGATTGTCCAAATCTTCCCGCAGTTCCTCAATTTCATTCTCAAGTATGCGAAGGGTTTGGGCCTTGTCGCGATTGCTATCACGCCTGTCATCATTGGGATGTCACGGCTCGCAGAAGTTGCAAAATTGCAGCGCGACTTCGATGCAAATCTGCGCCTCTCGGCTGACGGGGCGCGAAACAACACCGAAGCCCTGATCGCCAACGTCGAAGCACTTGATGACTACGGGGCCAGTTTTGAGGACGCAACAGAGGCGGTAAAGACCTTTCTTGCTGAATCAATCCGGCCTGAATTGATCGACGAGTTCGGGCAAGCCGCACAGAACCTCGCCGACATTACCGGCAAGGACCTCACGGAAGCCGCCGCCGATGTCGCCAAGGCTTTCAGTGGCGGCTATGACGAGATAGCAGCCTTCGACGATCAGATAAACTTCCTCACGCTGTCTGAGCGTGAGCAGATCAGGGCAATGTTCGAAAGCGGGCAGGAGAGCGACGCGCGGGCGCTGGCCTTTGCACGTTTCTTCGACAAGGCTGAGCAGGGCGCGCGCGAAACTGAAACGTCATGGTCGCGGATGACCAAGGCGATGGGTAACGCCTGGTCGGATTTTGCCGACTTCCTCTCGACAAGCGATGCCATGGGCGGTCTCCGCCGTGAAATGGACAACGCGGCAGTTGGTGCCACGTTCCTCATCAACCGGCTGCGTGGCTTGAGTGTTGAAGCAGCCGCCCTCAACGCACTCGGGCGCGATGAAGCAGCGAAAAGGGCCGCGAATCGTCAAGGTCTCGGTGCGATCGATCTTGTTGAACGGGCCACCAACACCGGCACGTCCGACCTTATCGATCCGCTCGACACCGAAAGTGCTCGCCAGCAGAAGTTGGAGAGCGACCGTAAGTTCGAGGAAGAGCAGAAGAAGCGTAACCGCAAACCCCGTAGTGGTGGGGGGAAGAGCCTCGCCGAATTGCAGGCCGATTTCAATCTCGAAATCGAGCGCACCAATCGCAATCGGGAAATTCAGGCCGATTTCACTTCACGCACCAACGTCTTGATCGGTCGTTCGCTGCTCCTTGAACAGCGTCGCCAAAAGATCGCCGCGGCAATTCGGGCAGCCGAAGAGCAGGCGACCAAGGATGCTAAACGTCGCCTCACTTTGAGCGAAGAACAAAAGCAGGAGATTGCCCGCACGGTCGGCCTCGAATTTGACGCGGCCAACGCCAAAGCGCTCGCTCAGGCTGACCAGCAGGCGATCGAGCGGGAGATCAACAATCTGATGGAACGGCGGCAGGCTCTTGTTGACAGCCTGCGGTTTCAGTCGCCCGGTTCCGCGGGCTTCAACACGTTGCAGGATTCCATCGGGGCGATCGAAAGTGAACTCGAAGCGGCCACCGAGAAGGGGATCGATTTCTGGTCTGCAATTGGCGGCGATCCTCAACAGATGGCACTCCTCGGCGTCAACGCTGATGAGGTTGGCGTCATCATCAGAGATTTGGAAAACACCTTTGATTCAGTCCGCCAGCAAGGCTTGCAGACTGTTCGAGATAGCGCTGAGCGCGGTCTCGACGATCTACGGAATCAGCAACGGTTGCTGCTTGAACAGATCAACACTGCGCAGGTTTCAGGCCAAGGCGGTCGGGCCGGTCTCCTGCAAGAGCAACTTGCCCAAGTCGAAATCCGTTTGGCCGAAGGCGCTCGCAAGGCTGTGGAGTTCTGGCGGTCGATCAAAGGCTCACCGGAAGACCTCGCCCTCATGGGTCTCACCCCCGACGCGGTGGACAACATCATCCTGGGGCTGGAAAATACGATCGCGCAGGCTGAGCAGCTTCGCACTCAATTTCTGGCTACCGGGCAGGCGTTGAATCAAGACCTCGCTGGCGGGGGAACGAATGCGATGGAGCAGTTCGCGCAGTCGATCGTCAACGGCGAAAACGTCCTCAATTCGTTCGCCCGAGCCTTCCTGCAATTTGCCGCGGACTTCCTGTTGCAAATCGCCCGGATGATCGCGCAACAAGCTATCTTCAACGCGCTGTCCGGTGGTTCTGCTGGCGGTGCAGGCGGCGCGGGCGGCGGCCTTTCGAGTATTATCGGTGGCCTCTTCCACGGAGGCGGTGTTGTCAGCGGGAAGGGCGGGCGCGGGCGCGCTGTCAGTGCTTCGGTTTTCAGCAACGCCACCCGTTATCACAATGGGGGTTTTGCTGGTTTCAAGTCGAACGAAGTTCCTGCGATCCTCGAACGGGGTGAGGAAGTTCTAACCCGCAGCGACCCGAGGCACGCCAACAATGGCGGCGGAAAGGGCGGCGGTGGTGTGTCGCAGGTTCTGGCTATCGGTGAAGAGCAGATTGCGCGCGCAATTGCGGGCATGGCTGGCCGCGAAGTGGTGCTGACCCATATTCGGCAGGATCGCGCGACGATCCGCAAAGAACTTGGAATCGACTGATGGCGCTCGATCACGAACTTCCTGTTTGGGGCGTGCGGCCCAACTGGTCCCAACCGATCATCGAAACGCTGACGTGGTTGACCGAGGTTTTGCAGTCACAGAGCGGTGCCGAACAGCGTGTCGCTCTGCGTGTTGCTCCGCAGCGGATGTTCGAAGCGCGCTACAACCCGCACGAGCATGAGCGCACATTCATCGATCTGGTGATGCACCGGCTCTCCCGCAATGAGTGGATGATGCCGCTCTGGTTCGACCGCGCACTAATCACGGCTCCCGCTGTTGCCGGGTCGTCGCGTTTGGAACTCGTCACCGAACATCACGAGTTTCTGGCGGGCGGGATGGCATACCTTGTCGGGGATGACATCTTCTCGGGTGAAGCTGTGCAAATTGCCTCGGTGGACGCAACGGGCCTTAATCTCACCGTCCCGCTCAGCGCCGCGTGGTCTGCCGGGGCAGCCGTGCATCCCATGCGCCGGGGCTGGTTCGAAGAGAGCAGCCATGTCCTTCTGACGAGCCGACTCGGCGAGAGTAATATCCGCTTCCATGTCATCGAAGGCAACGACCTCACCGATGAAGGTGAATGGTCTGTCATGCACGACGGGACTCCCGTGCTCACCGAGACGCCTGACTGGTCGAACAATATCGAGATTGATCTGTCTTTCCTCGGGGACGAGTTCGATTCCATCACAGGCAAGAAGCGGATCACCGATACGGCTGGCCGCACGTTCCGCCAACAGCAGCACTCCTTCTTTCTTCATGGGGCGGCTGAGCAATTCGCTTTCCGACAAATGCTCTATCGCTTGCGCGGCCAGCAGAAGGGTATCTGGCTGCCGACGTTCGCCGACGACGTGCAGATTGCCGCACCGGCCAATGTCGCCGCCACCTCGATCGACATCCGGCAGGTGGGCCTCACCTATATCGGCGGCCCGGTTGACGGTCGTGACCGTTTGTTTTTCGCTGACGGTCAGATCGTGCCGATCACAGCGAGCGCCCTAGCAGCCGGTAACGACCGGCTGACCCTTGGGGCTGGCCTCGTAACGACCAAGCAGATCGGCGATAGGGCCAGTTTCATCGAGAAGGCGCGGCTTGCGCAGGATTCGGTCGAGATCGAGCACATCGGGGATATCGACGGCCTCGCCCGCAGCACGCTCAGCTTCCGGGCCTTTGCCGATCGCCGGGTGCCCGCTTCCGCCTCACAGCCGATCCCTGCGGCAGCGATGGTCGAAACGACTTGCGGCTCACCTGCAATTCAGAATGCTTGCACAGATTACGTGCTACCGCCTGTGTTTGCTGGCTGGCATTACCGGACTATTCTTTCGATGCCAGGTAATATCGAAGTCCCCGACAGCGGAAGCGTGTTTATGAGGTTGCACAACGGGGTTGTGGATAGCAGTGGTGGCACATTTCACCAGAACTCAGACGGGCAATATATTGTAGGGGGTGCAGCGAAGCAATATCACGTTTCTTCAAACTTGGAGACGGTAACTTGGTATGTCGGCGTTGATCTTGGCGACCCTCGTGAGTTGCTGATTGAAATGCAAAGACTCGGTGGTTTGACCAACAGTGCCCAATTCCAAACTTGGAACGGGGGTGGAATTACGCTCATCACCAAAGAGGCTTCCGAGTTTATCAACCCTGGTAGCCTCAGCAC